GTAAGACAAGCAACATCAGCAGAAAGCGCACAAGGACATGGCAACGCCTCAGCGAGCTTTACTCCGTAATATAGGATAGTTATACATGAGTTCATCAGCAATTAACATCAAAGGATCACTCGGAAGAGATGCACTTCGAAACCAAATTTCGAACGCTTCGTTTGCAAGCTGGGACAGGGGTAATACATTTGATTTCACCGTTACTCATAGTGCAGTTCCTACTAGAGTGTTAACATCAAATAACTGGTTCGTTCGATATGGTTCAGGTGAATCTGGAACCACCACTGATAATCTAACCGTTGATAAAAGACCTCACGATATTGGTGAGTCTATGGTAAAAGGAAATCCAAATTACTTTTTAAGTATTAACGGTGGGAAAGTTTCCCCAGGCACTCCAGATGAAGCAGACTATCTTCTTGCTCTTGAACAAAGAATTCCAAACGTAAGACTTCTTCAAAATAATCCAGTCACCCTGTCCTTCTATGCAAAAGGCGCATCGGCAGGGGCAAAGGTAGCCGTTGGCCTACGTCAAGTTTTTGGCCTTTCTGGAGGTGCGCTTGATGAATTTGGGCTAGGAGGAACTGCTTCGAATCCTGTGTTTATTCCGGGGAAAGAAGTTGTGTTAGGAAATGAGTGGACTAGACACTCTCTTCAATTTAACGTTCCAAGTATTTCTGGTAAGTTTATAGGAAGCTCTGGCGACAACTACACTCAGTTAGACTTCTATTTACAGGCAGGGGCAACCATCGCCAATGAAAATAATCTCCTCGGAGCGGTAGACTATTCAGGAACAACTGTTGATTTCTCAAATGTCCAGTTAGAAACTGGTGTTGATGTATCAGAGTTTGAGAACATTCATCAAAACTATGCGATACAGCAAATGGTTGGTCCCAGAATCGTAGGAGCGGCTGGAGGACTCTGCACCAGAGCATCGACAAGTGTAGAGGGCGCACTTGGGATGTCGTATGATGGAGTGACTCACACATCAATGCCAGCTGGGGCAACTCTCTTCATTAATCTGAACGATTCATCGACTATAACAGGCAATAACATTCGTCGGTTTGGTTCGTTTTTCGACAACGAACCTTTATCGAGTCCTATCTTCATAGTCTCCCCAACTTTCTCTGAACATGATGCAACTTCAACCGATGACACTCCAATCGAAGATATCATCTGTACTGCCGCTAACACAACAGATAGAAGAGTTCTTGCAATTAAATCGAGCGTGAACGTGGGCAGCACTAACAATGAGAACAGACCGTTCAATATCTTTGCGATACAACTAGGTGAAGTTGGATCTGACATTCTGTTCAATCCAGATATGTTCGGTGAGCCTGGATGTGGAAATGGTCTAGAGTGGTGTGAATCAACGGGCGAGTGTGTGGGGGATGCAAGTGATCCATTCGCATGTCCACAGACCAATCCATAATCTAAAAGAAAGAAATAAATGTCAGTAGCAATTAGATCAAAAGTAAGACCAGGCGACAGACAAACTCTGAGAGGAGCAATCGATCTGTATGTGTCTACTACTGGTAACGACACCAGCAATAGCGGTACTCATTCAACATCCCCGTTTGCCACCATATCTAAAGCCTTTGATTATCTCAAAGCGTTTTATTTTGCGAAAGACTGCACAGTCACCATCAACGTAGCAGAAGGCACATACAACATTACCAGTGAGTTGGTGATGGATCACCCACAGGGAAACAGAATCACACTCAAAGGTCCAAGCACTTTAGTAAAGCAAGCCACAGAATCAACAGCGTATACTGATACAACATCTTATACTGGAAGAGTAGGTAGGCTTAGATACACGACATATACACCATTTTTAAGTAGCGAATCGGGTGGTGTTATCTCTGGATCTAGGTTTATTCAAACACTAAACTTCTCTGAAGATCACGACATTTCTACCACTGCTGCTGGAAGTATGGTTGTCGTTTCCCCCCACCATGAAACTTCGGTGTCCGCTTCTGGTATCGCTGCGGGAGAACTTCAACTCAATCACAATCTAAGTTCTTTGGGTAATTATCCTACGTTTGGATTATCAGCCAATTCAACCGATCCAGATCGCTATTCAGAATCTGAAGCCACTACAAGAAGGCTTTTTAGCACGGGGGCGTTTCAGATAAAAACTTCGGGTAGAGACTTCACTACCACCAAAGAGCTAATTCTAGAGAACAACATCAGAAACAGAAACCCTTATGATGGGGTATCGAACACAAACACAAGTAGAGTACACACAGCATCGGATCCAAGTTCGGTCAATCTGTATTCATCAAACGCTACTTCGGTTCCATGTAGACACATAAAAGCAACAGTCTCCTCTGCTAGTGGAGTGAATGCATTAAGAATTACAAAAGGATCTGGTCTTAAACTGGAGAATATAGCCTTTGTTACTGTAGATCCAAGCAATGGAACTGTTTCTGCAAAGACTGGTATTCTAGCAGAGAATGGTTCAGAGTTAATTTTAGGAAATGCAGTCGCTGTTAAAAACTTCAAGGTTGGAATGGCAGCAAGAAACAAGTCTTTGATTAGACAAGATATTTCTGGTAGCGTTAGCTTCAACGCAGTCACATATTGTGGGACTGGCGTTCTGGTTTCGGAGAACTCTCAAGCGGCACTTTCTAGTTTCACGGTAAGTGGATCGTGGGAGTCTGCATATGTTGTAAATCAACAATCAGAAGGAACATTTACGGCTTGTATTGCAGTCGGATCTGGAATGGACGGTTTCGTAGCGAAAAGAAACAGTAACATTGTGGCGATACGATCAGTCTCTGCTTATAACTTCCAAGATGCAGCGGTAAATTACACCGCCTCAAAAGAGGGTGGAATTGGATTTGGTTCTCGCCTTAATTCAAACGTTGAGTGCGTTGGGTGTCTGTCCTTTAGAAATGGGTTTGGATATTACACAGATAAAAATTCATCAATGAACATTTCAAGTTCTGATGCCATGGATAACATAAACCGAGGAGCAAGCACCACCGAGTCTTCCTCCTCTGTTCTCGGTCCATACTTCCACTCCTCTGGTGACGCAAATGGACATGCGACCTCAGACGCTTCTTTCTCTCGACTCTATGAAGTATCATTCGAGTTTTCGGGACAAGATGCTGCAAATGGTTTGGCAGGAAGCGCACTCACCATTGCCACA